GCTTTTCGCCTGCTAGACGCAGTCTCTTTGATAAGCTCATCTAATCGCCTTTGCTGTTGTGTCGTACCAACCCTCGCCCCAAAGGGTGAGAAGTCTTGTGAAGTAGTCCTCGTACTTTTTGGCTATGACATCGAGGGAGTATTTTGAAACCGCGTGCTGACGAATCGCTTTGTGGTCAAGGTTCGCAGCTTGCGTTGCCGCCCACATGAACTCGCCAAGAGTCCTGCAGCGGAATCCGGTAACGCCGTCGATGTTGGTCTCAGTGAAGGCGCCCCAGTCAGTTGTGATAGTGGGGGTGCCACACGCTTGAGCTTCGATGACGACGTTGCCGAAAGGTTCTATGTAGAGAGTGGGAGCAAAAGTCGCTATCGCGCCACCCATAAGTTGGGCCCGTTTTTCAGGGCCGACTGCGCCAACAAACTCGCCATAGCCAGTGCCTTCGCCGGGACCGGCGAGAATCAAGCGCTTGCCCAAACGCTGGCAAACTTCTTGGGCTATTTTGTAACCCTTGCGGTCTATGAGGCGCCCGATATAAAGGTAGTAGTCGCCGTTGTGGTCGCCCAACGGGAACATGTTAGGTTCGAGATATCCCGGAATAACGGCATCATAAAAGTGGCCATCAACGGTGGTCGGGTTTTGGTAGCCGGCGTAGATGCTGTGCATCCAAGCGTAGGACTCAAAAACGCGGTATTTACTAAAGACACCGCCATAACCAACGCCAAACTCGACTGACATGTGCTCAGGGAAGGCATCGGCGACGGGCTTATGTGCGTAGCCGCCGATGAGGCAGATGAAATCGGTCGGTTGAAGCCGCTTTGTCATCTCGCGAATGACATTCGCGTTGAAGATCTGCCAGTGTAACAAGCTGGTATCAAACGAGGCTTGTGTGTAATGCAAGCCGTTGCAGGCTGCTTCACGCTGGTCTTCATAGATGCAAGTGACGAGCTCTGTGACTGGCGCTTCTACTTGTTCACCAGCGTAGAGAACGACCTCATGGCCAAGGCTTGTCATCATGATGCAAAAACGCCGCACTTTTTCGGTGTAGGCGCAGTTTGCAAAGTCTTTAGTGACTTGCGTGTGCGGCAAGCTTACTACATGAAATCTCATGAATCCCCCGATTCGATGCTAAGAAGGGTTGGCGCCAAGCCAACTTTGAGTGGCTTCGTCCCAGATGTAAGGCTTGCCGTCTTGTGGGTACGGCACTGGGGCTTCCCAAACGCAGGTCTCCACGTTTAGAATCCAAGATGGGAAAGGCTGCGGCGCAACAAAAGCATCCAACGCGATGTCGTATTTGTACCCGATGCCAGCGTAGTGCTTTCGAAAACGTGCGTTGTATGATGTTTGTACCCAGTTGGTGTCAGCCCCATAAAGAGATCTGCAAAACTCGATGCCCTTGGCTTCTTGCTCGACGCCGTTGTCTAGCAGCTCGTCATTAGAAACGACGATGACTTGCTGCACCGTGTTGTTGTTGTCTATCTGTGCAAAATGCGCCATATCTCTCCTAGAGTGGGTACCTTATAATAACTAAACCTGAACCGCCGGAAGCTCCGCTAGTAGAACCGTTTGTGCCACCCGCGCCACCGCCTGTGTTTGCAGTGCCGTTGCCGCCAACGCCAGCTCCATAAGAAGCACCCGCGCCACCGCCGCCCGCACCGCCAGCGTTGCCAGCGCCTGCACCGCCACCGCCACCCGCGTACCAGCGAGTACCGCTAACGTTTTGACCAGTAGAAGTAGCAACGCCCCAGTCCGAATAAGTGGATATTCCAGCACCGCCTAAGGCAGTGCCGTCAACAGCGCCATTGGCACCAGCAGCACCTTTGCCGCCACCGCCGCCACCAGCGTTGAATCTGTGTCCGAACCCGCCGGCGTTGCCTTGCCCGGAAGTTGGAGCTCCACCCGCTAGTGTCGTGTCGTTGCTTGAACCGCCGCCCGACCCGCCATCACGGCCGAAACCGTTAGAAGTTAGGCCACCGGAACCGCCGCCGCCGCCAACACAAGTAGTTAGTGAACCGAAAACCGAGTTGGTGCCGTTGCTGCCGACACCGTTGACGCCGCTGCCGCCCGCGCCACCGCCACCCACTGTGACTGTGTAGTTTTGAGCAGTAAGTGACTGGCCAGTGAAAGCTAACATGCCGCCAGCACCGCCACCACCCGAAGAGCCATTTGAGCAGCCGCCCGACCCGCCACCGCCGGCTATGACAATAAGCTCAGCTGTAAGAGACTGGTTTGGTGTGAAAGTGCCCGAAGAGGTAAAAGTGTGATAAAAGTACGCGCCGTCGTTGGTGATGGTGCCGCCCGTCGCTTTTGCAACGGGGTTGTAGGCAGCGTTTGTCACCAAGACGTTAGACCTTTTTGCGTTGTTTCTGATGCTGGTAACGGCCATTAGAGTGTTATGCTCCCGCTTCCAGTAAATACGTAAGTTTTGAAACCGCCGGAGTCTGTAAAAGTTGGTGAGCCGGTTGTTGCTGTTGCCGCCGGAAAGTTAGTAGAGTACCTAATCACAACAAGACCGCTGCCGCCAGCTGCTGCCCAGCCAGTTTGGCCAATGCCGCCACCGCCACCACCGGAGCCTGTATTTGTGGTGCCAGCAGTCGCCACGTTACTAGCTCTGCCGCCGTTACCACCACCGCCTGAACCACCAGTACCAGCGGTGCCTGTGGTATCATAAATGCCGCCGCCACCGCCGCCAGCACGAGTAACAGACGAGCCGGTTATTGAAGACGCAGTGCCGCTGCCGCCGTTGCCGCTAGTAGATGCGGTGCCGTTGCTGCCGGCGCTAGACGAACCGCCACCGCCACCAGTGCTATTTCTAAAGTAGTAATCCTGCTCCCAGTAGCCGTTGCCACCGTTGTTGCCTTGGCCTGCTGTTGCAAGCCCACCGCGACCTTGGTTGTCGCTTGAGCCCGGTTGACCACCACCACCACCCGAACCGCCGTCGCCACCAGCGCCGGTAAACCCAGCGCCGAATCCACCGCCTGTTGCAGTAATCGGCCCAAGGACTGAGTTGCCACCCGGACTGCCAGCACTGGAACTTCCAGCCGAGCCAGCACCACCAGCTCCAACTGTGACTGTGTGAGTCTTACCAGTTTCAAGCTCGTAGTTGGTAGCTGTCAAGTACCCGCCAGCTGCACCGCCGCCACCACCGTTGTCTCCACCGCCGCCGCCGCCAGCTATGACAAGGTAGTCAACAGCGCGAGTTGGTATAAAGCCAGTGTTGCCCGCCAAAAGCGTGCTTGTGATATTGCGGTTTTTGATGCTTCGAATGGCCATTAGAAAGTTATGCTCCCACTGCCAGTGAATCTGTAAATGTGAAAACCGCCCGAGTTTGAGTAAGAAGGTGAGCCGGTTGTGCTGGCTGCTAACGCATAAACGTTCGAATAGCGGAGAACAACCACACCACTGCCACCAGCACCCCACCCAGCTGTTGACCAGTTGTTTGAACCGCCACCGCCACCGCCTTGGTTGGCGTTTGCGTTGCCACCGGGTGAAGACTCGTTAGAGCCCCAACCAGCGCCAGTGCCACCGGAAGTGTACCGAGCACCGCCGCCACCTGAGCCATAAACCACTGATGAGCCGGAGATCGAAGTTGCAAATCCCATGCCGCCCATGCCGCCTGATTCTTGGAAGGAGATCTTTCCTGTACCACCGGCGTAAAGCCAGCCACCGCCACCCGCGGAACCTGAATAAGAGCCAGCGCCTGATGTTGCTCCGTCGCCACCTTTGAAACCTTGGCCCGAAACTCCAGTGCCACCAGTCAAACCGTTGTTGCCATTACCAGCAGCGCCGCCACCTGAGCCACCGTTGGCGCCGTTGGCGTTAGAAGTTGAACCACCACCGCCGCCGCCAGTCGCAGTTACGCCAACAAAAGAGCTGTCAGTGCCGTTTGCGCCTTTATTGCCAGTGTTGGTAGAACCAGCACCGCCAGCACCCACAGTCGCAGAGTAAGTCGAGCCTTTAGAAACTGATGCGCTGCCGCTGAGTACGCCGCCGCCACCACCGCCGCCGCCGTTGTAGTTGATGGCAGAGCTAGTGCCACCACCGCCACCACCAGCTACCACTAGGTACTCTATTGATGGGGTTACAGTTCCACTGCCGACGCTCCCAGCCAATAAACTAACCGGGTAGATGGCGCCGTTTTTCAGGCTCCGAATGGACACTAGAGAACTACCTCATCTCCAAACGCCTGAAAAGCTAAACTAGCTGTTGAACCATAAACCTTGATGACATCGCCGGCAGTTAGCGTGATGCCAACAGTGATGACAGTCGTGTCAGAGAGACCAACCGTGATATCATAGGCAAAATACTGCTTGTTGAGGATAGTGCCTGAGACTTCGGCTGCTGCCTGCAATATGATGCGGAAAGTCGCGCTTGAAGTCGTCAAGTTAGCAACCGAGATGCTAGATACCGTGGTTTCTCTGCTTGCTGGCACCGTATATAGCGTGGTAACAGTCGTCGCAGATGGGTTAGACTGTCCAAGAATCTTTTTTGCCACTTTGTCTCCTTTTGGTTATGCTCCCATGAGCATGAAAGTTGCTGGATAAACGTTGAGTGATGAACCGGTTGGTCCAGTTGCGCCAGTTACTCCAGTTGGACCAGTCGCACCGACAGGGCCTGTTGCGCCTATTGGGCCAGTTGCGCCAGCTGGGCCAGTAGCACCCTCGGGGCCAGTAGCACCGACAGGACCAGTTGCACCAACTGGGCCAGTAGCGCCAACTGGGCCAGTAGCACCCTCGGGGCCAGTAGCACCGACAGGACCAGTTGCACCAACTGGGCCAGTAGCGCCAACTGGGCCAGTAGCACCTACGGGGCCAGTAGCGCCAACAGGGCCTGTTGCACCGACAGGGCCAGTGGCACCGGTCGGCCCTACTTGCTGACTGTTGACCCAAAGTTGAGACGTCGAGTTGTAAACGAGAGCATCGCCGTTAGCGAGTGTGCCGTTGTTGATGGCCACGTTGTGCAGCTCTTGTAGCTCGTAACCGTTTTGCACTTGCACAAAGATTTCGCCGACTGTGGCACTCTTGCGAGTGACGACGCCGAGATAAACCAAGTGGGTTGGTGCAGACGGTTTGTTGGCGACACCAAAGATTAAACCGCCCGGTGTTGTGCCGGACAGATAGACTGGGTCACCAACGGCGCCAGCTGCTGAAGTGTCAATATTGGCAAGCAAACCTTGGTTGATGATGTAACCTTGGCCGTTGACTGCGAGGTCTTGTACCAAAAGCCCAACAGTCTGAGCTGACGTTGCATCACTGGTTGCAAGTGCCAGTTTGAAAAGTATGTTAGTTCCGTCGCCACCGCTAACATAAACCGCTTGTCCCTTGGTTACGCTGCTGCCGACGTCGTTCTTGGCGAGAAACTCGATCTGCTGAGCAAAGTTGTCTATCCACGTGGTGTCGTAGTTGGTTGCAGACGCTTTTGCTAGGATTTGGCCTTCTAGACCACCAGCCGCAACGCCAGTGCCAGCAGGACCGGTAGCGCCTTGGATGCCGGTTGGACCGGTTGCACCGGTTGGACCAGCATCGCCAGTTGGACCAGTTGCACCAACAGGGCCAGTTGCGCCTATTGAGCCAGTTGCGCCTATTGGGCCAGTTGCTCCGGTTGGGCCGGCACCGCCTTGTGGGCCGGTTGCTCCGGTGTCGCCTTGTGGGCCCGTTGCACCAACTGGACCAGTAGCACCAACGTCGCCTTGAATGCCTTGTGGGCCCGTTGCACCGACAGGACCAGTAGCACCGACAGGACCAGTGGCGCCTGTAGGGCCTGCTGCTCCGGTGGCGCCGGCGGGGCCAGTTGGGCCAGTGGCTCCAGTGTCGCCTTGTGGACCAGTTGCACCGGTAGCACCGGTAGCACCGTTAGCTCCTGCTGCGCCGGTTGCACCAGCTGGACCGGTTGCGCCTGTTGCACCAACGTCGCCTTGAATACCTTGTGGGCCTGTTGCGCCGACGTCGCCTTGCACACCCTGAATGCCCTGAATGCCTTGTGGGCCTGTTGCACCGGTTGGACCGGCATCGCCTTGCGGGCCAGTTGCTCCAACAGGGCCAGTTGCGCCTATTGGGCCAGTTGCGCCGGTTGCGCCGACAGGGCCAGTTGCGCCGGTTGCACCGATAGGACCAGTGGCACCAGTGGCGCCAACGGGGCCTTGAATCGAGCCGACGTTGTCCCATTCGCTATTGACAGAGTCCCAAACATAGAGGTTTCCCGCAACGATATACGCATCGCCCGGATTTCCGGTCGGGTGTGCCGCGACGAGCTCGGCGTAGGTCGCATAGGAACCAAGAATCGTAACGCCTTGACCTTGTGGGCCTGTCGCGCCGATAGGTCCAGTCGGGCCAGTCGCGCCGGTGACACCTTGTGCGCCAGTAGCGCCAACGGGACCAGTTGGACCCGTCGCACCAACAGGGCCGGTTGAGCCAGTCGCACCAACAGGGCCGGTTGCTCCAGTGTCGCCTTGAATGCCTTGAATGCCCTGCGGGCCGGTGGCTCCAGTAGCACCGATAGGGCCGGTGGCTCCAGTAGCACCAACATCGCCCTGAATACCTTGTGGGCCTGTTGCACCAGTTGGGCCGGTAGCTCCGATGTCACCCTGTGAACCGGTTGCACCTGTTGCACCAACGTTGCCCTGAATACCTTGTGGGCCTGTTGCACCGGTTGGGCCAACTGCGCCAGTAACACCAGTGGCGCCTATGTCACCTTGAATGCCTTGCGGTCCTGTCGCGCCAATAGCACCGGTTGGACCGGTCAAACCTTGTACGCCAGTTGCGCCTGTTGCACCAACGTCGCCTTGAATACCTTGTGGGCCTGTTGCGCCTGTCGGACCAACAGCACCAGTGGCACCAGTGGCGCCGACTGGACCAGTAGCTCCAGCAGGACCAGTTGAGCCAACAGGACCAGTTGAACCTGTCGCGCCAGTCGAGCCAGCAGGACCGGTAGCACCAGCAGGACCAGTTGGGCCTGTGGAGCCTTGAGCACCTTGGGGACCGGGTGCTCTTACGATTACTTTTTCAGTCACGGGTTACCTCGCCAGCTACTGTGATTTGACCTTGTATCAAACGAATGACGTTCGCCCCCGAGGTGAGCTCGAGGTCGTAAAGATAAAAACTCTGCGGCAACGCACGAGACTGCGCTGCTGTGATGGTGACTAGCACTTTGCCCGCTGCCCCGTTGATAACAATGCCGCCGTTTGCGCTGCTCAAAGTGAGATCTGCAGTTGCGTCACTGTAGTCAGTGCGAAGTTGCATTTCGCCTGTGTAGCCAGTCAAGTTGATGGGCACATCGTTGTTGTCGAGGTATTCGACTTCAAGCGACCAAGTTGCACCTTGGTCAACGGTGGGGTTGTAAATAAACGACATCAGCCAGCCTTTTCTGTAGCCCAGACGAGAAACGAACCAAGCGCGATGGCAGCGAGTGGAAGCGAGAAAGCCGCAACACCTGCTGTCACCAGCACCACCCCAAAAACCTCGACAACAAGGCTAGAGTCTATCTTTTTCATCTGTCTCCTAGGCTTGAATCGAAAAATAAGCAACTGGGGCGGCCGGTTTTTCCGGGTTGAGTGTGGCGTCAGACCTGCCAAGGTAGGCAAGCACTGCGGCTATCAACCCGTCTATTTTGTGCGCTTGTGAGGGCTTTTTGACTTGGCCGTAGCGAGTTGGCACCGCATTCAGTACGTGGCGCGTGAGCTCAGCTGAGCCGTCGTGTTTGAGCCGTCCTTCTAGCACATCTTCAAGGAATCTGTCAAGTCCTTGCGCCATCAACTTTCGTTGGCTGGCTGGGTAAACCGCAACAACGCGGTCTATGAAAGTCGTGTTCCAAGCATCAAGGTATGACTGCCAACCCGAAGGGTCTGCCCATATCTTGATGACTTTGTATTTTTCAAAAGCCTCGCGAACAGTCTCATCGACTTCGACTCTTGGCACTTCCCAGTTATAGCCGGAAGGTCCGGGCGGTCTTTCCCAACAAGCGAGCTGGAATATTTTGCCGTCCGAAACTCGAGAAGCAACAAGCACTGTGGCGTCGTCTTTGCGAGAACCGTCGTAACCAAGCACCACTTCGGTGCCGGGTTGTAGCGCTTCCGGTTCTGCTGCTGCTTTCCACGCAACCGGGTCCATGTACTTGTCGGTGTCGGTTGATGGTTGGTTCAAAAAGTAACGCCTCGCATCTGAAGCTCGTGTCATCGGGTCTTGAATCTCGGCCACTAAGCGGTCGATGTCAAGCCACGCAAACGCTGGACCGTAGGCAACACGTAAAGCGCGTTTGAGCTCCTCTGTGTTCAACAGATCTGGAACCTCAGGGCCTTGCTTGTGGTCGAACAACAAGCCCGGATTTTTGATGCGACCTTCTTGAATCGCAACGTAGAGCCGGTGCGTTTGTTCTGCTATTGATTCCTCGCCGACTGCGTACATCGTTGATGTTTCGAGCATCCACGGGTCTGCGGCCTTGCGTTTTGCCAAGTTGCGTCGCACTGTTTCGTGCATTCGCTTTAGCTCTGTACTTGAATAAAGGTGTGTCTCGTCCGCAACAGCAAACGACTCTTTGCCGCCGTCTTTTGATGCTGATGCTGCTGTTGACGGCACTATCTCGCCGCCGCCTTTGATAAAAGTGCGTGTGATGCCGACGTCAATGCCAGGAAACTCGGTGCCGTAGTGAGACTTGATGTGCTCCAACATGAAGCGCACGTTGTCGTAGGTGTTGCCGGACTGAGACTCCTCAGTCGCTAGACATCTGATGAATGGGTACTGAACCGAGCGTCCGACTGGATTTCCGTTTGCGTCCCAACCGTCGAACCGAGCAGGGCCAAGAGCCTCAAAGCAGACAAGCATTCCGGCGAGTTCAGACTTAGCACGGCCTTTCGGTCGAGAGAAGAAAGCGCGTCTAGTTTTGCGGCGCCCTTGCTTATCGAGCTCGTAAGCTCGTAGAATGAAAGTAGCTTGTTCGTCATCTAGTTGTATCGGTTCCCCTTGAACGTCACCCGGTCCGTGGATAAGGTAGTTCTCTATCCAGTCTATAGCTGTCCAGCCGAGTGACAGAAAGTTAGGCTGTTGTTTCCTTGTCAAGCTCCCCCACCACTCTCAGCAACCGTGAACGGCGTTGGTCGGTTAGGGTCTTGGTTGATTTGGCCCCTTCCGCTTCACCGTCGATCTGCAGTCTCAAACGCAGTCTATCCTCAGGTGTTGCGCCAAACTTCGCGACACGGAGTCGCAGTTCTGCTCCAACGTTGTCACCGTTCCAGTACGAAGTGTGCAACAACGCAGTGTCTATCAAAAAGTCCCAGTCTGTGTCTGTGAAAGTCGAGGCCTGTGCAGACTTGCGCCAAGTGTCCCACCAGCGGAAAGTCTGCGAGTGCCATGGGTAGCCAGCTGGTAAATCCGGCCCCCGAAGTGCGCCATCAGCCTGCACGACCACAGTTGGCACTGGGTCCACGTTGCGGCGTCTGCGCTCGCTAGCCGGCTTTGGTGCCGGTCCTTTGCCTGACATCTTGCTCCTTGTTGAATAACTTGTGAATAACTAATATCCCAAACCCGTACGTACA